GCTGGCGATGGTGCCGGTGACATCGATCCCGACTTTCTCCTCGGTCAGCTCGCCCACCGTCACCATGTTGATGAGCTTCAGGAATGAAGACGATTGCTGGATTTTATCAAACAGGGTTTGAGTGACAGACGGCTCAACGTTGAATTTCTTGTTGAGGTCAGCCACCTCAACGCCGTTCAGCTCGGCGATACGGCTCATGTACTGATTGAACTTAAAGCGGGTTTCTTTACGCATTGTTTTTCTTTTCCTTCAGGGGGCGGAGTTTTCAGCAGTCAGTCAGCGTGGTCGTCACGACATCGCCGCCGGTGCTCAGCTTGCGGCGCGGCTGAGTGATGCTTTCGGTTTTATCCAGCGTGGTTTTGATGGTGCTGAGTTGCTTGGTGGTGGTGGTGGCCTGCTCAGCCAGCGCTTTTTTGACGTCAGCGAGCTCGGATTCAATCTGGCTGAATCGGGTCTCAGCATTTTCGTCGCTGGTCTGCACTCGCTCGGCAATGGTCGTCACAGCTTCACGCACGTCACTGAATCGGGCGTCGTCGCTTGACTGTTTACGGCTGAAAATGCTTTTGACGGTGTCCGTGACTTTGGTCAGCAGCGTTTCCGGCTGGTCTTCAAATTCCAGCTCGGCGAGAGTCGCCACGCTAAACAGATCATCCGGCTGTTCTTTTTTACCGGCGGCGCAGAATTGCAGGTATTCAGTCCCGAGGCTTGCCGGGTCATCCGTCACGGCCAGACCGATAAGGTGGCACTTGCCGGTATTGGCAAAATTCGGGCGAATTTCCATGGAGGTATACACTTTCTGGCCTTTTGCCAGCATGGCGAGCAGGTTGTCGAGCGGTGCGATTTTGCCGTACAGCGCCAGCTTGCCGTTGAGTGCAGAATCGTCGTCAATCACTTCGGCTTTCAGCTCAATGACATCGCCATAGCGACAAAACGGCGTATCGGGAACAACACTTCGGATATGCTCCAGATTGATACGGCAACCGTAAACGCGCGGGTCAAAGCCGTCTGCCATTTCCTGAATATCCTGCGCGCTGATATCGCGACCGTCGCAGGTGTCACCCTCTACGCCGATGCGAAACCATTTAGAGATTTTCTTTGCCATTTTTCAGGTGTCCTGATGTTGGGTTTTCGGGTCGGGGTTAGTTTCCCGACTCTGCCCCGCATCAGCCACCGCTTACGATCCGATTAGATCTGACACAACAGGCACTTAGCGCTAATCCGCACCCATTTCCTTAGCCTTGCCCCGTGACATCAAAACGAGGTAAGCATGACCATTTCAACTGACCTTTCACTGTTAAATGACCCGCGACGACAGGCGCGGCTGTTGTACTGGCAGGGGTTCGCCGTGCCGCAAATCTGCGACATGCTGCAGCTCAAGCGCCCGACCGTGCAGAGCTGGAAACAGCGTGATGAATGGGAGGAAACTGCGCCGATTAATCGGGTAGAAATGACGTTAGAGGCGCGACTCATTCAGCTTTACGCGAAGCCAGACCTGACAGCGCATGACTTTAAAGTCGCTGATTTCCTGTCGCGCCAGATGGAGCGCCTCGCGCGCGTCAACCGTTACGCTCAGACCGGTAACGAAGTGGATTTAAACCCCAAAATTGCCAGCCGCAACAAAGGGGATCGCAAAAAGCCGAAACGCAATTATTTCAGCGACGAGGCAATCGAGAAGCTCGAAGAGATTTTTCTCGACCAGTCATTCGAGTATCAGCTCGAATGGTGGCGCGCCGGGCTTGCCCACCGTATCCGCCACATTCTCAAATCCCGCCAGATTGGCGCGACGTTTTATTTTGCGCGTGAAGCGTTACTTCAGGCACTCAAAACCGGCCACAACCAGATATTTCTTTCGGCCAGTAAAACGCAGGCTTACGTGTTCCGTAAGTACATCATCGCCTTTGCCCGACAGGTTGACGTCGAGCTCACCGGCGATCCGATTGTGCTCGGCAATAACGGTGCTGAGCTCATGTTTCTCGGTACTAATGCCAACACGGCGCAGAGTCATAACGGCGATTTGTACGTCGACGAAATTTTCTGGATCCCCAACTTCCAGAAATTAAAGCGGGTCGCCGGGGGGATGTCTTCTCAGGAGCATTTACGCACGACCTACTTTTCGACCCCATCGTCGCTGGCGCATGGTGCTTATCCGTTCTGGTCTGGCGAGCAGTTCAACCGTGGCCGCTCGGACGCCAGCGAACGCGTCGACATCGATATAAGTCACGCCGCGCTCGCGAAAGGTGTTGCCTGCCCGGATGGACAGTGGCGGCAAATTGTCACCATTGAGGACGCGCTCGCTAAAGGGTGCACGCTGTTCAACATCGATACGCTGAAGCGCGAAAACAGCGTCGATGAGTTCCGCAATCTGTTCATGTGCGAATTTGTCGATGACAAAGCGTCGGTATTCCCGTTCGAGGAATTACAGCGCTGCATGGTGGATAGCCTCGAAGTCTGGGACGACTACGCGCCATTCGCTGACCGGCCATTTGGTCATCGCCCGGTATGGGTCGGCTATGACCCGTCATTACGCGGTGATAGTGCCGGTTGCGTGGTAATCGCGCCGCCGGTCGTCGCCGGGGGTAAATTCCGCATCCTTGAGCGCCATCAGTGGAAAGGCATGGACTTTGCCCAGCAGGCCGAGTCCATTCGCGAGCTCACGCAGAAATACAACGTTGAGTACATCGGTATCGATGCGACCGGTCTCGGTCAGGGCGTATTCCAGCTTGTGCGCTCTTTCTACCCGGCAGCACGTGAAATTCGTTACACACCGGAAATGAAAACCGCAATGGTGCTCAAAGCGAAGGACACCATCGGCCGCGAGTGCCTTGAGTACGACGTCAGTGCGACCGATCTCACGCAGTCGTTTATGTCGATTCGTAAAACCATGACCAGCAGCGGGCGCAGCGCGACCTATGAAGCCAGCCGCACAGAGGAAGCCAGCCACGCAGACCTCGCATGGGCGACCATGCACGTATTGATTAACGAGCCGCTTACAGCCGCCAGCGGCAACCAGTCATCCAGTATTATGGAGTGGAATTAATGAGCAAGAAACGCAACAAGCGACAGCCGCAACAAAGCACCCGCAAGCACACCGCCGAGCCAGCTCAAAGCATGGAAGCATTCACGTTTGGCGAGCCGACGCCGGTACTCGACCGCCGCGACATTCTCGATTATGTCGAGTGCATCGATAACGGCCAATGGTACGAGCCGCCGGTAAGTTTCTCAGGGCTTGCGAAAAGTATGCGCGCCGCCGTACACCACAGCTCACCGATTTACGTTAAGCGTAATATTCTGGTGTCGACCTATATTCCGCACCCGCTGTTATCACGTCAGGACTTCAGCCGCTTTGCGCTCGATTATCTGGTATTTGGTAACGCCTTTTTAGAAGAGCGTCGAAGCGTCACCGGCAAACCGCTAAAGTGCGAAACCTCCCCGGCCAAGTACACCCGACGCGGGGTGGATGGTGATACTTACTGGTACATTCAGAGCTACACGCAGCCGCACCAGTACGCGACAGGCTCCGTCTTCCACCTGCTTGAGCCGGATATCAATCAGGAGCTCTACGGGATGCCGGAATACCTGAGCGCACTCAATTCCGCCTGGCTGAATGAATCCGCCACGCTGTTTCGCCGTAAGTATTACCAGAACGGGGCGCACGCCGGTTACATCATGTATGTGACTGACGCTGCGCAGAGTAGCACCGACGTCGAGGCGCTCCGCAAGGCGATGCGTGACTCGAAAGGGCTCGGCAACTTTAAGAATCTGTTTTTTTACGCGCCAAACGGAAAGGCAGACGGCATTAAAATCGTGCCGCTGAGTGAGGTCGCCACGAAGGATGATTTTTTTAACATTAAAAAAGTCAGCGCCGCTGACCTGCTTGACGCCCACCGCCTCCCGTTCCAGTTGATGGGTGGCAAGCCTGAAAACGTCGGGTCAGTGGGGGATGTTGAGAAGGTGGCAAAGGTCTTTGTTCGCAATGAGCTAATCCCGCTACAGGCGCGATTCATGGAGTTGAACGAGTGGGCCGGTCAGGAGATTATCCGTTTCGACAAATACTCCCTCGAAGACAACGAATAAACCGTAATCAGCCGCCCTGACAGGCGGCTTTTCAATACCCACCATCACACGCCCTCAGAGCGACGACACGCCGTCACAATCGACAGCCTCCCAACGATTCACCCGACACCATTACAACGGGATAGCGAGCCGCTGAGACGCGAGAAAAATAAATAAATAACCCGGCTCAGCGCGCAATGCTATCCCCGCCTCGCCTGCCCGCTTAATGGGCCTCTTTCAATGCAGGTGCATCACAATCCCCAAGCCGCGCCAGCGCTGGCGCTGGCAGGCAAATCCTGAAATAAAAAACGAATGCAAACTCATGCACCGGATGCATGCATGGGCTAATTAGCCTCAAGCTGTATTTTATAATTTGTATAATCTGCTTTTGCTATCATTATTTCAATTCCATTTTTTTTGGCGAAATTTTCAATGAAAACCCGCATATCTCCGACTAAACGTTCGCCAATAATTATCACATCAATGCAACAGCCTTGCAGGGGAACCTCAATACCACTCTGATGTTCGTAAACAGCATCACTGTCGAGGAAATACAAGCTTCTGACCTCTTCCTCCCGCTCCCAATCAGAATGTTTAGCGAGTGCAAAGTCAAAATTTATAGATGCCATCTCACCACGAGTCATCTCAAGAAGATGTTTATAAAGATCCACTTTAGGAGCTTTAACGTCATATGTCACATCAGAAAGTTCAATACCAGAATTCTTCAATCTTTCTTTATTATACGCGAAGCATATTCCTTTCATTCCGTTGCCATAATACC